CTTCGCCATGACCGACGCGGTCACCGCCTGGTCCACGTTGATGGGCATCTTTGGGTCTCCTTTTGAACTATATTAACTATCGCTTGTAGGGAAAAAAATATCGCGCACATCAACCTTGAAAAGAGTGGCGAGCTTACGCGCATTGTCAAGGGTGATGTCGCCAGGGTTCTTTTCCATCTTTGCATATGTAATGCGGGATATACCTAGATAATCAGCCACTTGCTGCTGCGTGTATCGCTCCTTTTTGCGAGCTTCGATGAGTTCCATCTGACCTCCTTTCGATGATTAAGACTATAGGTGAACATACAGTGAATGTAAAGAACCTTTTTCTTATAATGTAAAAAGAATTTAGCGTTCGAGAGGTGCAAGCCATGAGTATAGGTTCGAATATCAGGCGAATCAGAAATGCCCACGGTCTTACCCAAGACGAGTTTGGCAAGATTGCCGACGTTTCTTCGATGGCTGTTTCTCAACGGGAGAATGATCGAGCGGTTCCTCGAATGGGTGCCGTTCAGGCAATTGCCGACTACTTTGGAATAAACAAGGGCGAGATTATCGACGATGAACCCGAGGGCTCTTCCGTCCCCTCCGGAGCCATGCCCGTGACCGCGTCCTCCGCGACCGTGCCGCTGCTCGCGATCGGGCGCGTGCACGCCGGCGCGCTGACCGACGAGGAGGAGGTCTCCCACCGCGTCGAGGTGCCGGCCTCGGTGCTCGCCTCGCATCCGCGCGCCTTCGCGCTCGAGGTCGAGGGCGACTGCATGGACCGCGTCATACCCGAGGGCAGCCACGTGCTGGTCGACCCGGACCGCGAGCCGGGCAACGGCTCCATCACGGTCACGGCGAAGAACCGTCGGTGGGGAGACGCTGCGGACGAGGAGTGGTTCAACGAGAACTATTCGAGAATCCTGAGCATCCATGAACCGATCAGGTCCCTGAGCAGCCTGTCAATCACGGGGATTTCATTGAAGAGCGGCACCGGGGTCGAGACTGACACCTATGGGCCGATGGCGAACTCGTCCGGTCAGGACAACTTGGGTCAGATTCTCCTCGCGGTCCTCTCCTTCAAGAAGCTGAGGGACGAGATGGGCGGCGACTGGGACGGCGGCCTTCTCCTCATCGACGAGGTCGACGCGTCGCTCCATCCGGCGGCGCAGCAGAGGCTCCTCAAACTCCTCCTGGATGAATCGAAAGCGTGCGGGTTCCAGGTCGTGTTCACCACCCACAGCACGGTGATCCTCAGGGAGTTGAGCGAAAAGAACCAGTACAATCCCACCTCCTCGCCCGGAGGCGTCGAGGTCGCGTACCTGTCGTGCGTCAACGGCAAGCTTAGGTCGATGAGAAACTCGTCGTGGTCAAATCTCGAGAACGGACTCTATGTCTCCAATCCCGCTCTCAGTACTAGGCGTATCGGAGTGTTCACCGAGGATGCCGAAGCCCGCTGGCTCCTAAGGGAGCTGCTCGACGTGTTGCGTCCTGAGGTGGTTGACAACTCGGACTTTCTCGACGTTTCCCTTGGGTGCAAGCAGATTGCGAGTCTCTATGCGGGTGACTTTTCGTATTTCAGGGAGAAGGTCGTTGTCTTCGACGGTGACGTCACGGTCGAAGAAATAGATGGCAAAATTCCCCCGGCGGTAAGAGAAAGCGGAGGAAACATAGTGTTTCTCCCTGGCGAGAAGCGACCAGAGAGCCTCTTATGGGATTACTTGTCCAAGAGGCCAACCGATGGAAGTCCCCTGTGGGAGGACCTCGGTGCGGTTGGGGTGTCTTGGGAGAATCTGGTCGAGAGCGCCCCCGAAGACATGTATCCGGGTGAGACCAAGCGCAATATGTACAAGCACTGGTTTAGACGCTATGAGCGCACCTTCGAGCGGGCCAGAGTTGTCGAGCACTGGGTGAACGACAACCGTTCGGAAGCGGATGCCTTCGTCGGGGATTTCATGAGGGCGTACAACACCGTGGCGAAGCGCGTCGGCGCTCAGATCTTGCCTATGGCCAAGAGGGCCGACAGCGAGTAACCTAGGAGCTGCACAGCGAGAGGAGGTGCGCCGATGCCGACGACATACACGCCGATCAGGTACCCCGGCGGCAAATCGAAGATATACCCGCTGGTGGACTCCATCATCGCCGAGAGCGGCCTCGGGGGCTGCACCTACGCAGAGGCGTACTGCGGCGGGGCGGGCCTGGCCATGAAGCTGCTGCTGCGCGGGCGCGTCTCCAGGGTGATCCTGAACGACATCGACCCTGCCGTGTACAGCATGTGGGACGCGATAGTGAACCACCCGGACGAGCTGTGCGCGTTCATCGAGGGCGCGGAGCTGGGCATCCCCGAGTGGAAGGCCCAGCGCGAGGTCTACCTGTCCTCCAGCGCCCCATCGCTCGAGCTCGGCAAGGCGGCCTTCTACCTGAACAGGGCGAACAGGTCGGGCATACTGCACGGCGGCCCGATCGGAGGCATGTCCCAGAAGGGCAAGTTCGGCATCTCGGAGCGCTTCAACAAGGGGCCGCTCTGCGACAAGGTGCGCGCGATCGCCGCCCGCTCGGCGGATATCGACCTGTACAACATGGACGCCTGCGAGTTCATCTCGTCCGTCCTCGCGCGAGAGGACGGGCTGTTCGCCAACTTCGACCCGCCGTACGTCGTGAAGGGGCCGGGCCTGTACGAGAACTCGTACACCGAGGACGACCACAGGGAGGTCGCCGGGAAGATAGCCGGCTGCGGGTTCCCCTGGATGGTCACCTACGACAACGTGCCGCTCATATCCGAGATCTACGGGGACTTCGACAGGTACCTCATCGACGTGGGCTACAGCGCGGCGTCCGCGAAGGTGGGGAGGGAGCTGCTCATCGCCGGACCGGGCGTCAAGGTGCCCGATTGGGTCGAGAGGGCCTAGGCAGACGAAAATAGGCCCCGCGCATACGGGCTGCAACCCTGCGCGAGGCCATGCAAGTACCAACCGAATACACGGAAGGCAAGGTGATTGTACATCATGGCGGTCCGGAAGCTGAAGAGCGGCAAGTGGGCGGCCGACGTCACGGTCGGCGTCAAGTGGGACGGCTCGCGCGACAGGCGCGTGGAGACGTACCCGACCAAGGGGCAGGCCCGCAAGGCGGAGACCCGCCTGCTCATGGAGAAGGAGCGCCTGCGCGGGCGCGTCACGGCGCGCATCACGCTGGCGGAGTTCGTCGACGAGGTGTACTGGCCGCAGAAGGCGGGGCTGCGCGCGAACACGAGGCAGGGCTACGAGCGCGACCTCAGGAGGCGCATCCTGCCCGCGCTGGGCAACATGGAGCTCGAGCAGATAAACAAGCTGAACATACAGCGCATGATATCGGGGTGCCCCACGCGAAAGACGGCGACCAACGCCCGCGAGACGCTGTCCTCGGTGCTGGGGTGCGCCGTCGAGATGGGCATGATTCCCGTGAACCCCGCGTCGTTTCGCTACACCTATCCCGGCGACGGCGCGGCCGACCCCGAGCGCGGCGTCGTGTGGCTCACCACCTTCGCCGAGCATATGCGCCTGCTGGGCCTCCTGCGCGAGACGCAGCCGGGCTCGTGCGTCGAGCGCATCTGCGTGATCGGGCTGTGCGAGGGGCTGCGCAAGGGCGAGGTGCTCGCCCTGCGCTGGGAGGACGTCGACCTCGCGCGGCGCGAGCTCACGGTGCGCGGGACCTACCCCCAGCTCTCCGCCAGTTGAAATGATGCGTCCCCTGAGTTATCGCAGCTCAGGGGACGTTTTCTTTTTACTGGGATGCCCTGAAACGCCCTGTATTTTTGGCAATTTTTGGCAAGAATGGCAATTATTTGGCAATCGCCAGGTGGGGGAGAACTTCAGCAACTTAGGTACAAGATAGGTCCAGAAGAAACCCCTCCCCGCCGTAGCGGGGAGGGGTTTCTGTTAGAAGCGTCCTTCATTGAGCGCGCGCTGCATCGCCTTCACGGTGATGGACGGGCAGTCGATGCGGCCGTCCAGCTCGGTCGCGCCGCTCGCTGCCTGGTAGTAGCGAATCAAGCGGTTCCATGTGTTCGGTCCTACGAAACCATCGGGCGTGGCACCGATGCGCTGCTGCATGAGCTTGATGGTCTGCGAGCCGGGTTCCTCGCCGCCCGCGACCCACTCCCAGCCGGTGCCGCAGCCACGGCTGATGGACTTCCAGGCGGAGTTCTGGCGGCTGATCTCGCCGTCCCTGTACGGTGCGCCCAGCACTTCCTGGATGCGCAGCGTGGTCGCGCGGCCCCAGATGCCGTCCACTTGGAGCTTGACTGGCAGCGAATCGGAGCCGGAGCCGGTGTCTCCGTCGTACTCGGGGCGCACCACGAGCTGAACCACGTCGAGGCTGCGCACGCGGCGCGCGACGCGGCCCCCGTTGGTGTTGAACTCGATGGTCTGGTAGGACTTGCCGAAATTGACCTCCACGATGCCGATGTGGTCGGAGTACGAGAGGTCATCCGTGCGCTTGTCCCAGCGGAACAGTACGAGGTCACCGGGCTTCGCCGCAGCCTTGTTGACAACGCGCTTCGCCGACAGCGCGGCGCGGCGCACGTCTCCGCAGCCAGCCGTGGGGAGACCCGGGGCCTTCTGGCCTACGGCATGGAAGCAATAGGACTGGCCCATCGCGCAGAAGGCAACGCCGTTCGCGCCGAACCACGGGGAACCGACAAGCTCTGCGAACCATCGACCGTACTTCGTGCCCTGCTCGGGATCGTCCCAGCGGCTGTAGCCGATCTCGGCGGCCTCGCGGGCGAGGACCTGTTTTGCCGTCGCCATCAGTAATCCACCTCCACGGGTTCGAAATCATCGTCAGGGCCGTCCCCGTCGTAACCCTGGCCGCCGTTCCAGCTGAGCGCGCGCTTGAGCGCTTCGTACTGCTCTTGCGTCAGCTCCTGCGTCTCCTCTGCCATGCCTAGACCTCCTTGGCTGTTGCAGCGCTGTACCCGATGAGCGCGCCGATGCACACCCCGGCAGCGTTGATGGTCGTGACGATCGCATCGACGTTGGGCATGCCCCACACGGGGCCGACAACGCCGACGAACGTGGCGATGGCAGGGCATGCGATAAGACCCGCCCACTTGAGCGCCTTGTAGGCCGCATCGGGAATCTTGTACTGCTTCATGTGTCTCTCCTTAATCGGTTTCCTCCCGGTGGGCGATGATGCCGTGCATCTCGTCCACCTGCCGCGCCATGTGTCGGCTGCGGTCCTTGCTCTCGGCCAAAAGCGCGTTGTTGACCTCCATCTGCGCCCTCATGCCCTCGATGACGAGGTTCGTCTGCTCCTGCAGCTTCTGCTGGCGGTCGGCCAGTTCGAGCCAGCGGCCCTCGGCCCGGCTGCGCTCCTGGTCGCGCTGGTCGAGCCGCTTGGCGTCATCGGTCTTGCGCTGCTCGCGGGAGCGCTCAAGCTCCACCTGCGCCGCCTGCCGCTCGCGCTCAAGTTCGAGGCGCGAGGCCTTGTACTCCTTGAGGGCGGGCACGACCTGCGTGACCACGAGCACCGCCACGATGATGAGCGCCGCCCACTCGGGGCCAGCGTGGGCGATGGACTGCGCCAGCGCCTTCATGAGTTCGTCCATGTATCACCTCCTCCCGGTCAGCGCACCGCGCGCGCGTTGCCGGATGCGTCGTAGGCGGTCAGCGCGACGGGGCGCGCCGTCCCGGTGGAGTCGTAGGCCGTGACGAGGCCCGTTCGCTTTGTTCCGGTGGAGTCGTAGACGGTGACCACGCCGCCGAGGACCTTCACCGTCACGGTCGCGCACGCCTCCGGGTAGGTCCCCCACCACTCGTGCACGCTCTTGACGGTGATGTCCAGGTCGCCGCCGACCGGAGCGTAGTCGCTCGGGACGATCGAGAAGGTCTCGCTGCGGTTGCTCGTGTGGTCGGTCGCGCCTTTCGCGGCGAGCCTCCCGCCGCACCAGACCTCGAAGTGGTCCATCTGCGCCATGCTGGCACCAAGCGAGTCCGTGACCGTCAGCGACACGGGCTCTTCAAACAAAACTGCGTCCTTGTCCGCCACGGCGCTCACTGAATGGACCGGGGAGGTCATGCGCGGGATCGTCACGGAGGCGTCGAGCCTGCCGTAATACTTCACCGGGTTGGAGTCGCTGTACCGGCACCACACGGCGAGCGTCGTGTCCTCCCCCCAGGCGCGCGGCACGGTCACGGTGCGCCTGAGGCCCCCGCTCGGGACTTTGGTCGTCGTCGACCATCTGGGATGCGTCTTGCTCTCGCCGTTGATGCCGCCTGCTCCGAGCACGGTGCCGTTGCCGACCCACAGGTCGAATCCCCACATGTCCACGATGTCCGACCACGAGTAGCCGGTGAGGCTCACCGTGGCCTGCATGTCGTTGACGTTCGTCACGGTGGCATCCAGGCTGCACACGGTTCTTCCCGTGCGCTGGCACACCCCGCCTTCCCAATGAGCCATGGCGCACCCCCTAGAGCATCTTGATGTAGACCGAGCCGGGAGCGCCCGTCTCCGGCGCGTCGGCCTCGCCGACGGTCACGCCGAGCGCGGCGAGCGCTTCCGCCGCCGTGGCCGCCCCGGTGCCGCCGTTGGCGACTGGCAGCGCGCCTGTCGTGTCTCCGAGACCGAGCGCATTGCGCGCGCCCGCAGCCGTCGCGGCACCCGTGCCGCCGTTGGAGATTGACAGCACCCCGCTCGTAATGTCGGACGCGTCGTGCTTGTGGCCGATGACTGCGAAAGACGCCTTGAGACCCGCCCCGAGCTTCTTCAAGAGGTACGTGAGGCCCGTGAGCGAGAGGACGGAATCGCCATGCTCGCTCGCGCCGCCCATGATGTTATCGATCTGGTCCGTGGTGATGTTGGAGAACTCGGCAGTCGTGATGCCCATTTTCTCCCATGCAGAACCGACCCACATCCACTCGACGTACTTGTTATCGTCTGCGGACTTCATCGGCACGAAGTACGTTCGGTTCGGTTCGCCCGTGATGGTCGGCCTATAGGTTGCCGCGTCGTACTGGCCCGCGTTCAGGATTACCGGACTTAGTTTCTTGATCGCCTCGTTGTTGAGAGCCTGGTCGGCGTTGTTCTTCGCCTGGTCGGTCGCGCGCTGCGTCTCGGCGGTGGCGCGCTCGGCCTCGGCGCTCACGCGGGCCGATTCCCCAGCGGCCCTCGCTTCCTCCGCAGCCACGCGCTCTGATTCAGCGGCCTTGCGCTCCGCTTCGGCCTGGCCGTCGGCTCCCGCGATGCCGTAGACCACGCCGTCCACCACGACTGCGTAGACCTGGCCCGCGACGTCCTTCAAGAATTTAGCTGGTGTATTAGCCATGCATGACCTCCTATGCCAGTATCCCGTCGACGACAGATTCCGCACCGACCGTGACCACGCGCGCGCGGTCCCCGACCGACGCCCCCGAGCAGTGCGCCATCATGGGCAGGCCGTCGAGCCTCGCCCCTCCCACGCGCACGTCCATCGTCCTCTCGCCGACGGCCAGCACGTCGCCGTACCTGACCGTCGGGACGGGCACGGCTGGCCGCGCGGAGCCGTCGTAGATCATGTCGCCGACGGCCAGCAGCGTCGTATTCACATCCATCTATCTCGCCGCCCTCTCGAATCTCCTGAGCTCGGCGCGGACCATGCAGCCCGCCCCGAGGGTCAAATCCTGCGTGCGCACGGCGAACCTGCCGCCTATGCCGCGATATGCGAACGTGACCGCGTCGTAGCACGCCACGTGGGGCGCGTAGACGTGCGAGACGGTCACGCGCCTGGTCACGGACGCCTGCTCGGCCAGCAGCCTCGCGGCCTCAGCGTCGGCCTCGGCCTGCGTAACCTCGTCGTCGTACTTGTACTCCTTGACGCGCCTGCGCCCTATTGCTGCGGTGGAGTACGGGCTGCCCGGGTCGTCGTCGACGGCAACGCCGATGACGGTCGCCTCTGGCGTCTCGTAGACCGCGCGCACGACGTTCGCCACGCCGCTGGCGTCGCGCTCGTCCACGCACTCGTCCAGGAACCTCGCGTCTGCGCCCTCGCGCCACTCGGCGGCGAGGGGGCGGGCATCAGGCTCCGCGTACCTGCGCATGAGCACGGTGCCCATCGGGTCGGTGACGGCCGATGCGAAGCCGGCGATGCCGAGCAGGGCGTTGACGGCCTTGAGCTTGCTGCCGCCCTCGCCGTCGCTCGTCTCGGACAGGCCGAACGTCCACGCGGTGGAGAGCCTGTAGGCGCTCACGTCTGCCGAAACGGCCAGCCCGCACGCTCGGCATATCGCCGCAGCCTCCGCAACGGGGTCTGACCCCGCGGGAAGTGAGAACGGCGCGTCGAACGCATCCTCGGCCAGCTCTGACAGCCTGCCCTGCATCGACACGCTGGCGCGGTCAACCTCGCTCGACACGTCGCGCTTGGGCACGCTCGGGACGAAGGTGCCCAATGCCACGCGCTCAACCTCGCCGCCGAAGTCGGCGTCCAGGTAGACGCGAACGAGGTCGGCGCCCACGTCGAGGCCGCCCTCGCACGTCGCCGAAGCGCTCTCGTATACGTCGGTGTCGAGGTTGCGGGAGATGGAGCCGCCGCCCTCGAATCCCTCCAGCTCGGAGACCTCGGCGCCAGTGGCGCGGTCAACGCGCATGAAGCGGTACGAGGCGTCGAACTCCGCCAGCCAATCAGCCATTCGCGGCCTCCATCCACCTGACCTCCTCGGCGTCGATGGACACCGAGTGGAGGTCCCTCACGACCATCGACGTGCCGACAGACACCCTCGCGCGGAGCCTGCGGCCCATCGGGTCGCGCAGCCACGCCACGGCGTGCTCGCGGAACATCGACTCGACCTCCGTGACCTCGGACGCGCTGAGCAGCTTGAAGCCGAGCGACATCTTTGAGCTGACGCCGCCGTCGCCGTAGAACATCGGCAGCCCGCCGCCCGCGAAGCGTAGCAGCTCGCCCGTGCGGGACACGTCCACGCTGGACGACGGGGACAGCTCGAACAGCCGCCCGCCCTGCGCCGCCGGGCCGAAGTTGACGGCCCAGCAGCGGCTCTCGACCCTCATGGGGACGGTGAGCGTGGAGACGGCGCCCGACTGGGCGCGGGCAACGACGAGGTAGCTGTAGTCGGTGTTGATGGGCGGCAGCGGGTCGATGCACGACTCGCCGTCGGCCATGCCGTCGGCGACCACCCACTGGGAGCCGTCGGGCATGACGCGCACCACGTCCACGCTCTCGGTGGCTGCGGTGTCGCCTATCTCGGCCGCGCCGTCTACCACCTCCGCGCCCGCGCTGATGGGGATCGCGTCATCCTCCACCTCGTACTCGGGCGAGACGAGGCCCGTGCCGACCACGCTCCACCCGTCGCCGCCGAAGCGCACGGTGACGGACACCGACAGCAGACCGCCCACGACCGCCTCGGCGGCCGGGACGGCGGGGGCTGCGTACTCCACGGAGCAGGTGCGCTCTGCGGTCGTGCGGAGCGTCGAGGTGCCCACGACCTCGAGCGCGACGGTCATGACCTCCCCGCTCGCCGGGAAGAGGCTGTCGCGCCCGATGGAGAGCGACCTGGCGCCTGCGGGCAGCTGGGCGCTGTACGACGCCGCGCCCGCCGTGACGCGCACCGTGGTGGAGGCGTCGGGGGTCTCGGGCGAGACCTGCCACTCGATGGAGAACGGCAGCTCGGACATCACGTCGTCGTCCGACGCGGGGCGCGTGATGACGACCTGCGGAGGGACGGCGGTGGCGCAGAGCGCCGGTGCGGACCACGCGCCCCAGTCCTCGTGCGCGCCCTTGGTGCGGACGCGCACGGACCACGAGTGCGGAGTCCCGTCATCCGGGATGACGGCAGACGCCGCCGCGCCCTCCACGCCCAGCACGGCCTCGGTGCCGCCGTCGACCGTGTAGCCGACCTGCGCGGCCTCCTGCGCGGAGCCGTCGGGGTGGTTGGGCGTCCACGACACTCCCACTCCGCCGCCGACGGGCATGACCGCCGCCGCGAGCGCGACCTTGGGCGCAAGCGGGGGCGTGATGGCCGCTATCCGGTCGGATACCGCCCATGCGCTCGCGAGCGGGCCGCGCAGCGCCTGCACTCGGTAGGAGACCATGCCGGCCGCGCCGGTGTCGTCGTAGGGGAAGGACGCGACCTCTGAGACCTTCGCCCACTCCCCGCCGCCCACGCTGCGCTCGATGGCGTACGAGGTGGCGGTGTTGACGTTGGTCACGTCGGCGTCCACGCGCACGGTGCCGGCAGAGACGAGCGAGGCCGCGACCGACCTCGGCGCTGCGGGTGTGTTGTACACCGTGCCCGCCGTCACGTAATCGCTGTACTTGGTGTTCGCCGCGCGGAGCCTGTAGGCGTACGAATGGTTCGCGCTCACGCCGTTGTCGATGTAGTTGGTGACGTCCCAATTCAGGGCGGCGATCTGCGAGTATCCGCCGCCATCCGTGGAGCGCTCGACGTAGACCTTGTGCCAGTGACGGCCGGAGGCGTTGTCGTAGTTGCTCCCCCACGTGACCTTCGCCTGGGTGTCCGAGACGCGGGCAACTGCGGGGTTCTTGGGCGGATAGGGCTGGTTGTACTCGCTCGCGGGAGTCCACGCCGTGGCGTAGACGGGGTTGCCCGTGTTGGTGCCGTTGCTCGACCAGCTGAGGTCTGCCGACACGTGGCAGCTGAAGCTCCTGGCGTCGTAGGACGTGCCGACGGAGTAGTAGTCGCTGAAATCGTAGCTGCCGCCCCTGGTGCCGATGCTGGCGGTGTGGCCGCGCGAGCCGTAGCCGCTCACGCCAGTCTCGACGTGGAAGCCGCTGGCGTTGTAGGAATTCCGTCCGAGCTTCACGCGGCCGTTGACGCGGAAGCCCGTCGCGGATACCTCTGTGATCCAGATGGAAAGGTCGTGATCGTAGGAGGACACTACCTCATCCCCTTCCTGGCCTTGACGCGCTCTGCGACCGCCATGAGCGCTGACGCGAGGCGCTCGTCGTCCGCGACCTGCGCGCCGTCGATGTAGAAGGTGTAGGACGGGCCTGCCGCGACCGCGCGCGGGCTGGCCGTGATGCCGGGCGCCGCCATGGACGTGACGCCCGACAGGCGGGACATTCCCGCCTCGAAGTCGCCGACGGCGCCCGGTACGGCCCGCGCGAAGCCCTCGCCGAGCGCCTCGGCGATGGAGATGCCCGAGTAGAGCACCCAGCCGTGGCCCGAGAACGGCCCCTCCTTGGCGGGGGAGAACGGGAACAGGTCGCGGATGCCCTTGAGCGCACCCGAGATCGTGGACGTGACGGAGCCGATGGCCCCCATGATGCCGTCCTTGAGGCCGTTCAGGATGGACCTGCCCGACTCGACCAGCCAAGACCCGGCCCCCGCGAAGAAGCCGAGAATCTTGTCCTTGATGCCCGTCACCGTGTTGTAGACAGCGCTCACGCCATCCGAGGCCGCGCTCTTGATGCCGTTCCAGATGTCGCTGAAGAACGACTTGACGGAACTCCAGGCGCTGTCCCACGCCGATTTAATCGAGCCCGTGACGCTCGAGATGGTCGAGGAGACTGCGTTGATGGCGCCGGAGACCAGCGACTTGATGCCGTTCCAGATGTCGGAGGCGAGCTGCTTGATGCCGTTCCAGACCCCGCTCCAGTCGCCGCTGATCGCGGCCATGACGATGTTGATGACGTCCTGGATGACGGTCATGGCGGTGCTGATGGCGGTGCTGATGAGCGGCCAGACGGCGTCGATGACCGCCTTGATCGCCGGCCAGACGGCGTTCCACACGGCCTGGATGACACCGAGCGCCAGGGTTATGGCCAGCTGGATGGCGTTCATCACCGTGGTCACCACCTGCTGGATCAGAGGCATGTTCGCGTTGATAAAGGCCAGGATCTGCGTGATGATGGGCATGACGAATGACGCTATCTGGGTGCACACGCCGAGGACGGCGGTCATGATGGCGGCGATGATGGGCGCCACGCCGCCCAGAACCCCGGCCAGCTGCTGGATTATGGGGAGCAGCATCGGCCCCACCGTGGAGGCGAAGTTGCCCAGCGCCTGCGCCACGGGCGCGAAGGCCGGGGCGAGCGTCCCGGTCACGAAGTCCGCGATTGACTGGAAGGCGCCGAGAATCTGCGAGGCGTCCACGCTGGGCAGCTTGATGCCAACGGAGGAAAGCGCCTGCGCGGCGATGTTCCAAGCCGCAGCAAGGGCCTCGGACACGATGGGCGCGAGGATGCCTGCAAGCCCGGAGAGGGCCGCTGGGAAGGCCGCGATGATGTTCGCGCCGATTGTCGCCACGCGCGGGGCCACGTTGGTCGCCACGGCTCCGATTGACTCCAGGAGCTGCGTGGTTACCTTCGAGAAGTCCACGTCGTCGCGGCCCAGGGCGGTGAGGAAGTTCCCCCACGCGGCCTTTGCCATGCCGACGGAGCCGGAGATGGTAGAGGCCGCCTCCTTGGCGGTGGTGCCTGCGATACCCTGCGCCTGCTGCACGCGGGCGATGGCCTCCACCACGTCGGCGTAGGAGTCGATGGTGAGGTCGGAGCCATCGCGCATCACGCCGGGGAGCTTGTTGGCGTCCGCGATGAGGCGCTGCATCTCGGACTGCGTTCCGCCGTAGCCCAACTTCAAGTTGTCCAACATGGTGTAATTCTGCTTGGCGAAACCCTGGAAGGCGTTCTGCACGTCCCCCATGTTGGAGCCGAATACGTTCACGTTGTCGCTCATGGTCGTCATGGCGAGGTTGGCGTAATCGGCCGCCTTCTCGGTGTCCCCGCCGAGGGACTTGATCAGGCTCGAGGAGAAGCTCGTGGCCTGCTCCATGTACTGGTTCGCGCTCAAACCGCTCGTGCGGTAGGCCTCCGCCGCGTAGGACTGGAGCTTACCGGACGCGCTGCCGAAGAGCTTGTCGACGCCGCCAACAAGTTGCTCGTAGTCGGCATAGTTGCCCAGCACCGCGCCCGTTACAGCTGTTACCGCCGCGACCACCGCCGCAGCGCCGACACCCGCCGCCTTGGCTGCGGTTGCCAGCGCGTCGGTCACGTGGCCTGCTGCATTGGAGATTCCCTCCTTCAGCCTCGAAGCCGCCTCGGTACCGGCCTGCCCCAAGGCCGATGCCATGGGCGCGAGGGCGGCCTTGGCGGTGGAGGCTATAGGGGAAAGGATGGTGCCCACGGTGGATGCCATGGACTTCAACGGTGCGGGGATCATCGACGCCGCCGTCGTCATGACGGTGCTGCCGATGCTTCCCACATTGGAGAGGCCAGCCTTCACCGCAGACCCCACCCCGGAGAGCTTGGAGGAAATGCCCTCCTTGATTCCGGCGAAGGCGCTCTTGATGCCGTTCGATGCGCTGGTGGCGTAGCCCGTCAGGGTCTGCCACGCTCCGCTCTGCGTTATCGCGGCCTTGAGCCTCGCCCCCGACTCCTCGAAGGCGAGGCCCATGTAGCCCGCTTGGTCTTTGGCCGTTGCCGCGAGGTTAGAGAGGGAACTCTTCGACTTGGAGGTACCCTTCTCGGTGCCGCTGGACAGGCCGTCGCCGAAGGTCTTGCCGGCGGAGCTGCCCGCGCTGCCGAAGTCCTTGCATATCGCCTTCGCGAAGCCATCCATGGACGGCATGATCGCCACGTATGCGGTTCCGACGTTAGCCATCTACCATGCCATCCAATCCCAAGAGCCTCGTAATCTCTTCCTTGTCGCGCAGGGCGTTGTCCCTGTGCGCCCTCGCCTCCGCCAGCTCCCCGGGCATCTTCACCGGCTCGGGCGGCTTGGGAGGCCTCTTCTTGGTGTCTGCCATGCCCCAGACGAGCCCCGCCAGCTCGTTCTCGATCAATCGGAGCAGGTACGCCTCCACGCCCCACTCAAGCTCTGGACACTGCCTGCGGGCAGTCCTCGAATCGGCGGGGGGGGGCTTCCAGAGCAGTGCCATGCGCCTACAGTCCTGCGGCCCGCCCTCCAACGGGAGGGCGATGCCGTAGAACTGCTGGAAATCCGCTATTACTTCGCCTCTGTGGGCTTCGAGGTCTGAGGCGAAGCCGACGAGTTTTTTGCGTCCTCGCCAACCGCGTCGAGCGCAGCGGCCAGAAGGTCGTTCAGGCGGTCGACGCTGCCGCCAAGGCGCTCGATGTACTCCTCGTCGTTGCCCATGAACACGCGCTCCATCACGTCGAACGAGAGGGAGAAGTCCTCATCGGCGCGTGCCAGCTGCTTGGCGGTCTTGTAGCTCTTCAGCTCGTCCGCGTCGCAGACGAACTCGCCATCCACGCCGTCAACGGTGAAAGTGATTTCCTTCATGTCCCCTCCTAGGCGGCGTTGGTCTCGGTGGACTGGATGTAGTCGTAGCAGGTGTTGCCGTCCCCGTCGGTCAGGTACTTGGCCGTGAGGGCGCGGGCTGCAAGCTCTCCGACCGCGAGCGTCAAATCGTCCAGCTCCGAGCACTGGAACAGCGGCACGACCTTGCGCCACTTGCGGTTGTTCTTCAGGAGCAGGTCGAGGACGACGACCCACGTGCCGTTCGAGTTGCCGTTGTGCTTTACCGTGATGACGCCCGCCTTGTCGGTCACGTTCTCGTCGCCGTACATGAGCTTGAGCGTCATGGCCTTGATCTCGGCGAGGGTCAGCTGAGCCGACTCCACGCGGGAGGTCTGCGGGCTGTCCATCAGGTCGCCGTTCATATCGACGAGGTCCTCGGAATCGCTGTCGACCGTCTCGACGTAGCCGTCCTCAGAGATGAACCCGAGGCACTTGTAGGCGGTGGGCAGCGCCGTGCTGTAGTCGGTGGGGAGCGCGGTTCCCGTGGGGGCGACGAAGATGTAGCCCCCGCGCACGCCCTTGGTGCTGGAGACGTTGTCCGTGCTGTTCGACGTGTACTCTTTGTTGGTTCCTGCCATTTCCTTCTCCTTACTCGCAGATCGTCAGCTCTGCGTTCGTCTGGTATCTCTCCTGCCTCGAATCCGGGTCTGGCCATCGGTAGGTGCCGTCCGGGACGGCCTTGAAGACGTTCGGCTCCTCGGTCAACTCGTAGATGGCGACCTCCACCAGCCCCGCGATTTCAGCCGCCCGCCTGCGGGTCTTGGCCCACGACTGGACGGCCAGCGAGCAGGTCTTTGGGTAAAGGCCGGTGCCGGTGCCCGTAAGCTCCACGGAAAGGAACTCTTCCGGGCGCTCCTCGGGCACTTCGAGCACGGCCCTGATTCCGGTGGCATCCATAAGGCGCTTGGCCACCACGCGCTCAACGTCCATCATTGCTTCCTCGAATCGAGCGCCGACTTGAGGCGGTTGTGGATAAGCTCGCTGCTGTAGGCGTGCGGGGTGCCCGTGGCCACGCCGCAGTACTGCGCCAGCTTGCCCTTAGAGCGGAACACGCGGTATCCGGTGCCAAGCTCGCCGGTGCCCTTGGTGAACGAAGCGTTGCATTCGGCGGCGATGGCCCTGGCCGGTGCCTCGCACAGCGCCTGGACAGCGCCGCTGTCCAGAATCTCGCTATACCCGGAGCGCTTGGACTTGTAATCCTTCAGTCTCACGCTGCATTTAGCCATCGGTACGGGTCACCTCCACGGTGCAGTTCCAAGGGCCGGGCGTGTTGGCCTCGGTGTAGCGCTGCGGGTCGCCTACCACTCGGAAGCGCTCCCCGCGAACCTCCACCGCGCAGCCCTTCAGCTCGCCGGTGTAGGTCTTCGGGAAGCCCAGCGTGTAGGCGACCGTCACGCCTTCCGGGCGCGATGCGTCCAAGTCGGCTGTTGCTCCTGGTGCGACCACGACGTCGGCCACGGTCTCCATAACGTCGGCCCCGGCCTCCATCGGCTCGCCCAGCTCGTCCAATACCTTCTCCGTGCGTATCACGGTCACGGTCTCACCCTGGATAAGGTTCATCCCGCCACCTCGTCACGCTCGATTGGGGTCAGGACGCGCATGCGCTGCGCATCGAGGCCGAGGCGCTTAAGGTCCGCCTTGCCGAGATACATCTCGCCGAGCGCCGAGCCGTAGGAGACGGAGGCGGTGTAGCCCCCGGCCCCTTGGCTCAACTGGGTGGCACCAGCGAAGGCCGCAGGTGCCGTGAGAACGCGGTTGACCACCATGCACGCCACGGCGCACGCTGCGCGATCGAACGCACTGTGCGCCCCCTCGGCGTAGTCCTCGCCCCAGAAGCCCTCGTAGGCCGAGAGTAGCAGGGCGGATGCGTCCTCAAGCAGCAGCCCGGTGCGGTCGCTGTCCGCAGGCTCGCCGTAGCGGGCCTTGTAGTCGTCGACGCTGGCGAACGAGGTCATGGCTACTGGGCCTCCATGATTCCGGCGTCGACGAGGGCCTGCACGACTTTCGCGACGGTCGGGTTGGCGCCGGGGTTGGCGACCTTCTTTGGCAGCACGAGCGCGTCGCCCTCGGGAGACACGAGCGCCACGTGCTGCGGGAGGATGTTGGACGCCTTGTCAGCGTCCTCAACGATGAATTTCTGAACCAAATGAGCCATCTCGGGACCTCCTAGGCGCTCTTGAGGACGGAGAAGGCCTTGGGGTCGAGGACGGCATAGGCGAGGACGGCCTCGGTGCGGTATGCGACCTGGTTGTATCCCTTGAGGTCGTTGCCGGTGTTGTCGGGGTCGCCGAACTCGATGATCTCGCTCGTCATGTCGCGGACCATGCCCCACTTGATCGCATTGAAATCGCCGAGGATGCCGAGCACCTTGGTGTCGGTCTTCGCGAGGCGCCCGTTGACGGTGCCGGACGCGGCTGCGGGGATGCCATCGATGCTGCCGACCTCGAGGGACAGCGGAATCTCGGGATAGAGGCGCAGGCCGGTGGCGGGGACGCGCAGCTTTCGCAAGTCTGCCGCGAGCTTGCGGGACAGGGCGAAGCCGTTGATGTCGTAGTCGAGCACGGCGTCGGTCATGCTGTCGATATCGGTCGAGGGGTCGTCGGTCGCGGTGATAGAGTTCGCGCCGGCGGTGAGCGCCGTGTATCCGTCGAGCGCCAGGCCGGTCTTGGGGTTGATCGCGTGGTACACGACGTAGTCGAGCGCTCGGCCGATGGCCGCGGTCTGGTCGGCGATGATGTTGCTCACGATTTCGAGCTGGTTGTCCTCGTCCGCCCACTTCAGCTCGTCGGAGACGCGGGTGGTCGTCACGACCTTGACGCGCTTCGCCACGACGGGGTCGGTGGAGATCTCGGAACCGGATTTCTTCGCGCCCTCGGCGATGACCTCTGCCTCAGCGGTCGGGTTGAAGACGAGGTAGGTGGAGTCCGCGAACTTCTGCGGGGTGCTCGGCGAGAGCGCCGCGATGGTGGAAGCGTCCTTCACCTTGCTCAATACGGTTGTGACCACGCTCTTCGGGAGCGCGACCTTGGTTGTGTCGTTTGCCATGATGGCTCCTTCTCTATTGCTTGTTGCCCAGGAGCGCCGACGCGAAGTCGCGCAGCTCCGTTCGGTCCTTGCCGTCGTCCTTGGCGAAGCTGCCGGGCTTCTGCACGGACGGCGCGGGCTTCTTCTTGAACGCGGCGAGCATCTTGTCGGCCCATTCGGCCATGCTCTCCTCGTCGTCGCCGACGATCAGGTCGGCGGGAACGCCCTTCTCTTGCGCGACCTTGGCTGCGACCTTCGCGCGCCGCTCGGCCTTCTCCTTGGCGTCGAGTCGCTTCTCTAGCTCCGCGATCTTCTCGTCGGCGCTCTTCTTCGCCTCGTTTGCCTCGTCCAGAGCCGATGCTGCGCCCTTGTTGGCCTTGGCCTGCTTCTCCCACTTGCGCGAATTCGCCTTCGCCGCCTCGTAAAGCGCCTTGTAGTCGGGTTCCGTGCCGCTGGCCGGCTCCTGGGCCGGCTCCGTGCCTTGTGCGGGTTCCGTTGCGCTCTGGTCTGCCATGTCGCGTCCTTTCCCGGACCGTGCGGCCCGTCGGGCAGGCCGTGCGGCCAAGCCCCTTAGATGTGCGTTTCGGGCCGTGCGGCCCTGTCGCATGGTAGTGTCCTATGAGCGTGAGATTCTGCATGAAAAAGGCCACCCGTAGGTGGCCCTTGCTGCTTTTTGCGGTTATAATCGGGTTAGCCAGCAGGTTGTTTGACTCACCTATAGAGACATGCAGCCGCTGGCTATTTCTTTATGCGCAATAGTTTCCCATCGTGCCCGAGCATCCTTACTTCGCTGATGTGATAGCGGGCCATGTACTTGTTGATCCACTTGATCGCCTGCTCGTCTGTAACCTTTTCATTTTCGCTCACGTCGACGACAGTGAGCTTCACGCCGTTCTTCCCTGATATCGACTTGATGTGGGACTTGAACGTGTTCTCAGACCCTGCCCCGTAGATCGTCTTTAGCTCGATGCCTGTGGACAGGTCAGCTCGGCTGATCGTCGTTTTCCCATCCGCGTTCGGAGCCGCCAAATGCGACTCGTCCTCCCAGAACTCCGTCTTGTAACCAAGTGCGTTTATTTTCTCGGCGGTGATTCTCTCACCGGGGTATTGCCTCCAACGCTTTAGCTTCTCATCTTTCACGGTAGAACCGGCAAACTCGATTCCGGAATGTTCTCCCGTTGCGTACCACTTCGGGTCTCGTAGCTCGATCTCCTCGACCATGCGCTTGTTCATGTACTTCTGGAAGGCCGCGCCCTCCTTCTTGCCGTGGCTGGCGATGTACGCCTCGCGCTCCTCCTTGGGCAGCGCGTCCCACTCCGCGCGGATGCCGTCGCGCCCGCCCAAGGTTTCCAGAACGTCCTGGTAGCGCGAATACATGCCGTCGGAGTCGTAGCCCTTCACGGATGCCTTGCCGAAGTTGGGCACCACGCGGCAGTCGCAGCCATCGTGCGCGTGGCCCGCGGCCTCCTCCGTGGTGTAGTGGAAGCCGAAGCTGGAAAGCATGAGGCAGAAGCCGCACGTCTCGCCGCCGGTGGGCACACGGGCATATCGCGGCTTCTTCGGGTCGCGCCGGGTGTTGTAGGCGACGCAGCTGTTGGCGGAGCGCCGCACGTCCGCGTCAATCCTCGAAAGGCACTCGCGCCGGTACCTGTCCGTGTCCCCGTCGACCACGTACTGGACCATGGCCCTCACGGCACCGGCAAGCGCCTGCGGGTCGCGCCTGGAATCGGCGATGGCGCTGTAGGCACCGCGCACGCCCTGCGCCGCCCTGCAGCCCTCGTAGAACTCCGCCGCCCTGCCCGCTGCGTAGGTGTCGCAATAGACGCTCTCGATGGCCTCCAAGGCCTCTATGCACTCGACGCGCAGCCCCGTCACGTCTGAGCCGTCCCACTCCTTGAATATCTCGTCGAGCGCGGTAGCCGCCAGCGCCTGCGCCGATGCCGACAGGGCGTTGACGGCATCCGTCAGCTCGCTAAGCAGGCTGCGCGGTATCTCCATCGCCGTCCTCCTTCGGGGTCAGCAGGGAGAGCACCGCCTGGTTGGCCTGCGCCCGCTTGTAATCGCTGTTGATGCGCTGCATCTGCTCGTCGGTGTAGCCCAGCATCTCGAGCGCCACGTCCGAGGCCGCGACCTTGGGGAACGCCTGCGCCTGCTTGAGCATCGCGTCGCTCTGGCTCACGACGGAGGGGTAGGCCGGGGACATGAAGCGGGCGTTCACGTTGTGGCCAGCGTCTCGCTCCGTGGCGAAGTCGGTGCCGTGGAGCACCGCCAGGGCCATATAGGCGACGTTACGCAGGGCGTGGCCGTTCTCGGCGTTCAGGTTCTTGGCATCAATGACCAAAGGCTCCAAAGATGCCGCGATGGCATCCGAAGAGCTGGGGTTGTCGTTCGACACGCCGAAGAACGAGACCGGCACGTCTGTCACGCTGCTCATCTGGCACGCGAGCGCCTTGAAGTACTCCGTGAGCGGTGCCATCTGGAGCTGCGAGGACTGCCAGACGGTCGGCACATCGCCGTCGCGGTCCTTCGTCACCTCGTTGATGGCGCCCATGGAAGCGGAGTACCTGTTGCCGTCGTTGGTGACGCGCTTGTCGGTACCGAGCAGCCACATCTGCGGGAGCGTGGCGGATTCCGCCGCCACCTCCATGCGCGCACGCTGCCTGATCGCGTCGTCCGTGATGCTCATCACGGCGCGGGTGATGCGCGAGGTCCCGAAGGGGCGCTCCAAGGTGGCGCCGTGGGCCATGGGCTCCATGAGGCATCTGCCCATGGAGTGCTCGCGGTACTCCGCACGCCATGAGCCACCGACCCGAGTGAGAACCACTAGGCTGTCTGCGGTGAGCAGGTGCACCACGGTCGGCACCCTCTCGGTGTCTCCCGGCATCTTCTTCGACTCGGCGACCACCAGCCCGGCCTCGATCTCCTTGCGGGCGTCGTCCCACAGCGCCGCCGCGGCAGTGGCGGGATACGCCGAGATGACCGGGTAGCCGCCGCCGTCGTCGGTGACGGTCCAGAAGCCGCAGCAGTGCTTCAGCTCGCATATGAGGTTCTTGCGGTAGAGCAAATCGAGGCTGTTGGCCGCGTAGATGTCACGAAGCTCCTCTGTGACCGCCTCGTCGTCGCTCGTGAAGCCGTTGAGCACGCTGCGGTCGGCCAGCGCGTGGACGGCCTTGCGCGGCCAGTCGATGCGCGGGTCGATCTTCTGCGCGAGGCTTTTGGGCATGGCGATTCCCAGGTCACGCACCAGGACGTGGCCGAGGTAGTACTTCTCCCTAAGCAGATTACGCTCGTTCTTCTGCCGCCAGACCTGCATGAGCTTAACCGCCGTGTCGCGGTCCTCGTCGGCGAGGCCGTCCGCGCGGGAGATGCCCTCGACGATTTCCATCTCTATCTTCTCCATTAGAAGTTCGCCTCCTGTTGCCGTCTTGGCTCTCGTTTCGTGGTGCGGCCCGCATACAGCGCTCCGGCCGCAGATTCAACTGGGATGGACATGCACCCGTCCCCATCGCCGAAGCCCCATCCGCCGTTGCCGCCAATGTCGCGCTTCACGCTTCCGGTGGCGCTCGCGTCAAGTGCCGGTGACTCGATGTGTGTCAGCGTCCCTGCTTCCAGTTCGTCCTTGAACATCGCGGATGCGGCCTGCATGGTGGCCGGGGTGCCCGCCATGATCGCCTTGGCGGGGAAATGGCCGTCCTTCAGCTTCTGCACAAGCGTCTCGGTCTTGCCCTTGCCGTCGATGAACACTGCGGCGATCTCGTCGGCGTTGCGGATCAGCATGTCCGCTATCGGCCCGGTGCTGGCGTCGGTGATGTCGTACAGCTCCACGTATGAACCGCCGTTGCGCTCCGTCAATGCCCACGAGATGGCGGCCTTCTCCCCATCGGGGTCGAACTTCACGCCGAAGCTGAGCTTGCCGTCCTCCATGGGTTCCTCGCGCAACGCCTTCGCCCAATCGTCCGGGTTCAACGCCAGCTTCGCGCCTGCGGTGGGTGCCCAGTAGCCCAGACGTTCCCTTGCGAAGACCTCGGGCTGCATCTGGTTGCACTCCGATTCGACGGCCTTCACGCTCAGCACGGTTCCCAGGCTCGGGTTGAACTCGTACCATCGTGCGCGGTCGTGCTTGTCACCCACTTCGGTAGCGCCCCACTCGACCCACGCCATGAGCGAATCGCCCTTGCGGATGTCGGTGCGGAGGCTCCTGAACACGGTGCCGGTGCATTTCGTGTCAGGCGGGGTGCCAAGGTAGATGGTCTGCGGGTTGTGCTTCGGCCCCGCGCTGATTGACGGCAGCAGGGCGGCCTGCTGCGAGTCGGTGAGCTCCTGCGCCTCGTCGAGGATGAGCACGTCGAACGACTTTCCGCGCCCGCCGGAGTCGGTGCGGGTGGTGAAGCGGATCAAGCCGCCGTTCTTCAGCACGATCGCCTGCTTGCCGTTGGTCTTGCGGACGTGCTTCAGCAGGTCGTGCAGTTCGTCGTTCTCCTCGTCCTCGAAGATGGCGGAGAGCTCCTGGAACATCTCGTCCGAGGTGTCCCCGTGGTGGCACGTGTATAGGATTTTCTCGCCGTTCAGCGCGCCGTAGAGGCAGCGGGCGCGCACGATGAAGCTCTTGCCGTTCTGGCGGGGGATGGAGATTCCCACCTCGGGCGCCGCGAACTTGTCGTGGCTGTCGCGGGCGAGCATCACATCCAGCAGGTGCGGTTGCCAGGGCATAGGCTCGCCGAAGTAAAGGGCGGCAAGCTCAGCGGCCATCGCGCCGTCACCGGTCAAGTCCTCCGGGATGTTCGCCTCGTATGTTGGCGTCTGGTTCGGCTCCACTAGGCATCAGCCGCCTTGCGCTCCTTCTCGGCGCGGTCGCTGAACATCAGCGTCAGAAACTCCGCCTTCGCGCCGTCGCGCTTGGGTCTGGACTCCGCGCCCATGCGGCTCCTGGCCGCAGGGGTCAGTCCGAGGGCGTCCGAGAGGGCGCGAATCTCGGCCGTGGCCTCCTTCAGCACCGCGAGGGCGGGGGACTTGCGCACCATGAACGGCGCCTTCCCGCTCGCGTCGGTGAAGGGCTTCAGGGCGATGGGGTCGAATATCGCCATCTTCCCGTTGTGGGTCATCTGCCGCTGGGCCTCCATGGCCACGGCGTGCCAGAAGCACAGCAGCCGCAGGGCGGGCACGTCCTGCTCCGTGAATCGGCTGTCATCGGCCACCAGCTCGGACCATATCGCGGCCTGGGCTGCGTCCTGCGCTATGTCCTGCGGAATCTCTACCATGCTTCCTCCTTCAGGAGGGATGGTAGGCGGGGCGTGAGATACCCCCCCCCTGTTGCTGGAAACCCTCGGGGGGATATTGGCATATCGCCGCGGGGTGCCGAGCGGCCCCTGGGGAGGGGTAACGCCCCCCGTCAATCCAGAAGCGCCGCCAAACGCCACAGAATCGCACCTGGGCCACGATATGCCCTCGTGCCTAGCCCGGTGCCGTGCAGCGCCATACAGGCCCTAGAAGAGCCTCGTGCGCCTTATCTCGAACGCCTGCCCGTCCGTCGGCATCTTTTTCCCCTTGCGCTGGTTGCAGATGCGGTGCGAGGCCGCCGCGTTCGCGTAGTCCCACGGCGCGCCGCCCCTAGCCAAGGGCACAACGTGGTCAAGCTCGAAGCTCCACGGGTCGCCGCTCGGCAGGTCGTAGTCTATCGGCTGGCCGCACAGGTGGCACGGCCTGCCCTCCTGCCTCAGCCTGTTGCGCAGCTTGGTCCTCGCGCTGCCGTTGTTCGCGTACTTCGTGCCCGCCATGTCTCCCCCTATCGTCTGGCCGTAGGGTAGCCGGGGCATGAGAAAGGGGCACCCCCGAAGGGATGCCCCTATGCTGCGCTGCATGTGGTCGCGGCTACGCCATGGCGGCCTTGCGCTCGGCGGGCCGCCCGGTTCTCGGCGCGTCCATCTTGCGGATGAGCACGGAGTCCTCGGACACCATGCGGGTGGCCCCGACCTTCCAGCTGTCGAGCTGGCCGGAGGCGCAGAGCTGCGCCACGCGGGCGGTGCTGACCCCAAGCTCCCGCGCCGCCTCGGCCGCCGTCATGGCGGGCACGTCGTTCAGGCTCGCCTCCACGGCCACGGTTATGACCCTCCCGCCGTGGCGCGGCTCGTTTCCCACGCTGCCCTGCGGGAACTCCTTCCCTTGCCCCAATGCGTCCAGCACGTGGATGCGCAGCCACTCGGCGGCCATGAGCGCCGCGTCGTTCATGTCCTCGCCGCACGTCGCGCCTTCCATGCCGAACGGCTCGGCGCACACCATGCCCTCGTCATCGAACAGCTCGAAGTCCCTCATGTAAAGCATCTCGTCCTCCTATCGTCTCGGCGGTGGCCGGATGGCCGGGCTATCTCAGCCCGGCCTCCTTGCGTATGTCGTTCGCCGTGTTCTCAGGTATCTCCCGGTGTCTCGGCACCGCCACCCTCGCGCCGTTGGGGGCTATCCAGATGTCGTGGTTGCCGCCCGGCTTCAGGAACCTTCCCCCGGCCTTGGAAAGCTCCTTCTCGAGGTCTCTCTTCTTGGTCACCGCTCCTCCTTTCGTTGACACTATATTAGCACTGCTAATACTTTATTGCAAGAAGAATCTTAACCCCATTAAGAGTTTTTAGAGGCATGAAAAAGCCCCTCCGAAGAGGGGCGTTGCTACTTGCTAAGGTTCTCCACCAACCAGCGCTCTGGCTTATCGCACCGACACCTCGCCACCATGCGCCTGCACGGCCTCGGTTATCGCGTCTATGGCCGCGCGGTAGCCGTCCACGTCCGCGAACTTCGCGACCACGGTGACGCCCTCGTCTTCGAGCGGCGAATCGTCGGGCATGGCGAAGTCTTCCGCCGCGCCAAGGTCGAAACCGAAGTCCGACATATCGAAGTCGCCCGCCAGAACGTCCAGCTCGTAGGCCAGCGCGTCCTCGTCCCATCCCGTCATCATGGTCGTTTGGTTGTCGACCAGCGTCAGCGCCCTGCGCTGCGCGTCGGTCAAATCGTCGCAGAACACGACGGGAACCTCGTCCATGCCAAGCTCCTGCGCGGCCTTGCACCTCGCATGGCCCGCCACGATCTCGGCGCGGCCGTCCTGGTCGTGCCAGGCGATGACCGGGTTTCTGAACCCGAACTCCCGGATGCTGTTCTTCACAGCCTCCAGCTGCTCCTCGGTGTGCTTCTTGGCGTTGCCGTCGTAGGGTCTCAGCGTGCCCAGCGGCACCTGCTCGACCTTCATTCGCTCTCCTTCCTGAGAAGGGGCGGGCATTGCGCCCGCCCCGCGTTGCCTGGCTTCTTCTTGAGAAGCCCCTTCTGGGTGCTCCCAGGGCCTGTTAATGCAGCAGTCCTGAGATTCCCGTCAGCGCCCACACGATGCCGTAGCACGTGAGCGCGATGAGGAATATCTCGACTGCGGCCCCAAGGACCTTCCCGATAAACTTGCTGATCATGTCATCCTCCAATCTTGAGCAGGCGCTTCGTCTCCGCGACGGTCAGCTCAAGCGCCCTGGCAATCTCTCCTATGGTGCAGCCGCAGCACCTGCGCATCCTCTGCGCGCGCTTGGCCAGCTGCGCCCTGGTCCTCTCCTCGTTGGTCATAGGCACCGCCACGCAAGCACCAGGCCGTAGATAAGCAGGGCGTCCAGAAGCCCGACGAGAGCGATGAGCAACCAGACAACCGCCTTCCCGAGCTTGCGCACGTACCATGCGGGCGTGTGGCGTCTGGTCACTTGCGCCACTCCTCCCATTTGGGGCAGCTGTCCTCCTGCATGTCCTTGTAGTGGTCGACGATCCAGTCGCGAGACCAGCACGCGGCCTCCCATGCCGCAAGCCGCTCCCGCGCCTGCTGCTCCTCGAAGGCCTCCTCGAACTCAATCTCGCAGATGCCGAAGTCGCAGCATCCTTCAAGCAGGTGGCAGCACTCCCCGCAGGTCGGCTCGTCGGCCTGGTTCCACGGCGCGTTGGGGTCAGAGTCGTAGCACCCCGGCGGCAGGTTGTAGCCGCTGCCGGGTTCGTATGACGCCATGCTCATGAGACCACCTCCAATGTGATTCCATCCGCCTTCATCGGGCAGGTCCGCGCCCCTTCGCTCGCGCACGGGTTGAACGGGGCGTCATCGGGCGCGACCCTCACCGGGTTCCTTCGTTCAGGGTTGACGCACATGTACGCCGCCACCTCGCACGGCAAGGCGTCGGACTCGTACGCCGACTTCTCAGGCCAGTCGCGGATGTACCGGCATCCCCTGCAACGGCGCCTGTAGCTATTCATCGGTCCACCAACTTTCTCCCGCAGATGGGGCAGAAGTTAATATCGATAAACAGGGCATTGTTAGACCCATTTTGGAACACGCCTATGTATGGGTGAGTGCCGTCAGCACCGTATATCCTCGAATACAGCTCCTCGCCGTATGCACTGTCATCGTATCCCGGCAGTTCCTCGTTCCAATTGCCTGCCGTTAATCCTTGGCAGAACCCGCAGGACATCACCCCACCACCCTTGCGCCACAGTCCGGGCAATACGTCGCGCTGGACATATACAGCGCAGTGCATCCGCACTCGGAGCAAGCCGTGCGGCCATCTTCGTCCTCGATGAGGTGGCACGTCCTCTCAGGTTCCGGCTCTATGAGGTCGGCGAGGCGTGTATGCAATTCCTCATAATCGCAAAGGTGCATATGGTCTGCTGGGAGGCATCCGAAAAGGACGAAGTAGATCAGGTAGTAGTCGGTCTGGTCGTGGCAGTCCGTGTTCAGACCTTCCGATTCCCACTTCTCCTCGACCTCGTACATGTCGATTGGCAGCTCGCGCAGCTTCCGCGCCATATCGCGGCGCTCGTCGCTAGTCGCCGTCATTCGCCTTCACCCCTCCAATATTTTCTGAAAAGTCCGTAATCATCGAGAATCCTGAACTTTCGCCCGCCGTACTTGAGCGGCTTGAACAGATCGCATGTCTCGTCCCAGTTCATGATTGGGCAGAACGCGCGCTGGAAATCTCTGTTTGGCTTTGGCACATCCGCGAACTTCTTGCTCTTAACCCCTTCTGCGGCGTGTGCCATGCACGCCAGATGGTCACCGATAAGACAAAAATCCGGCTCATCGATAACCACGTATCCATAGGCGCAGTACAGGCAGTTGCGCGGCAGTGATTCGGCGAACAGGTCAATACGCTCCATCAGTCCTCACCCCTCAGCTTACGAATTCGCTGCTTGATGTCCTCAAGTACCAGTGAGACGCCGAGAGAAACGCAGTCCGCTTCGATGCACCTGTCCAAGTCCTCTTCCAGCTTCTCCCAGCTGTCTGGCGGGGTGAGGTACATGTATCCGGGGACGCGGAATACTTCGGTATTTGCATCCAGACAAACTAGCCAACTAGTGTCTTTATTTGGATAGAACTCCCATTTAGCCACCTTATACTTGCTGCCGTCACACGTGTAAAGAACCTCGGTATCTAACGGGATTTCCCGCCCCTCTGCGTCTTTCGGTAATTCGATGCTCATCTGCCCCACTCCTTCCCGTGGCACACAGGACACACCGAGAACGCCCAGAGGCCGTCCGACGTGTAGAACCTCTTGCTCGTGAAGCAATTGCCGTACATGACCCTCCTGCCGCAGCCCGGGCATGTGACCATCGATTCTTCGTCCACCTCGTAGGTGGTGCAGCCGTCTGGCACCTTTACGGGCAGGTACGAGCGGGTGGATTCGTCCCAGTATTGCGCCTTCATTCGCCCTCCCTTGGTAGAGAGGATTTCTCAAGAACCTCGTACAAGGTCATCCGCTTTATTCCGAGCGCGTCCGCGACCTCGGCTTCAAGCTGAGCGCCAGCGCTATCCTCCCAGCCGTCGAGCTGTACCATCGCGTCGTACCATGGCTCGAAGGAAAACTCGTCCAGGCAGTCATAAATCCCCCTGGCACCACGCGAAAGCTCCCGGAGGCACATGAGCATGGCCTGCTCATGGGTGCATTTCGCCGGGACGGACTCAACGGGCGAGTAAACCTCATGGCCCGCTTGGCGCAACCAGTACGCCGCCGTGGCGAACGCGGCCACGTTGTTGGCGGGCATGCCGGAGACCGGACCGCTGATGAAGATTCTCATTTCTAGTCCTTCTTCTCGAACGTCACCTCGAAGCGCGGCCGGTAGTAATTGGTTTCGCCGAGCATCGAATCTACGAAGCTCGCCGCCATCCTCCCGAGCGTCGCTTCGTCGCTGATAGCCTTCTTGACAGCCTTCTTGAGATTCCCGCGTTGCTCCTCCACGACCTCTTCCAAGATTTCCTGGGCTTGCTCACGGATGACCCGTCGCGTGTAGTATTCGATGATTGAGACCGTCTTAGTGGTGTTGTACCGAGGAACACGCCCGGTATCCGCGTCAACCTCGGTGGTGAGCACGCTGTGGATTATCTCCGACGCCACGGCTTCCTTTCCCCCGAGCGCCTCGGCGATACTGGCATTCACAGTCTGCCGTATGACGCCCTCCAGGTACTCGGGGTCGATGCCCAGGTCGATTCCGATGATTGGTTTCTTGTTCTCACTCATTTCCGCTCCCCCTTCTCGCAGGGCGGCTCGTCTCTCCAAGCAAGCCACCTGTTGCACTTGTCGCACCAGCGCTCGCACACGTCCCCGAAGTCCTCGTGTCTGTCCCTCGGCACGTTGTGCGCGCACGTCTGGCAGCGCAACGGTTCATCCTCGGTCATTAGTCCTCCTCCTCGGCCTCTTCCAGCTCCTTGACGCGCTTGTTGTAGAACTCGCGCAGCTCCGGCTCGAAGTAGTCGATGAATTCCTTGCGCTTCCAGCCATTGGGGACGTAGTTCCTGTAGACTGCGTCGAAGCACCACTCCTCGAACGACTTCGTCTCCCCGCCGACATCGGCTGTCGTCGTGGTGTACGCCACCTTCTTGACGATTTCCGTTCGGCCCCAGCGCCTCACCTCGTCCTCGCGCGGGTCTCTGGCGTTGAGCTGGCCTTCCAGAATCTCAATCTGGGCTTGCAGACGGTCGTTCTCCTGCTCCAGCTTGTTGATGGCCGCTTGCGCCTCCTCGAGCTCGCCCAGCACGTACTGCTCGCAGTTCATGATCTCCATCGGTTACATCCCTTCCCGTATCATCTCGTGGCCGTCACGGTCCGTGACCAGCCAGTATCCGTATTCGTAGAGGCCGGGGCTGTGCGGCCCGTAGGTCTGCAGCAGCTCGCCGGACCACCAGTCCTCCTCGTAGACCGTCGAGCGCCACTTCCACTCGGCCTTGAGCCGCGCCCCGCCGTGGAACTTCTCGTGGCATCCGGTGGTGCCGCTGCCGCACAGGCAGAACAGCGGGCTTCGCAGGTCCCAGGTACCGCGCGGGGTCACCAGGCGGAACGTCTCGCCCCAGGAGCGATGGGCCACGTGGTGCACGCTTCCGGCGCGCCTGCCGCAGACGCAGCAGTAGGGGGCGAGCGGCTCGTAAGCCTTGCCGTGAGTGTAGCGCGCTCCCAGGTGGGGCTTGCCGTACAGCTCGGCGCGCTCCTTCGGGTAGCCGCGCAGGATTCCAGCATCGAGAATCATCGCGCCCTCCTGTCCGGCCCCGACATCTCCACGCGCTCGCAGGCGCCCATGATTCGGGAGGCCAGCCGGTCCCCCTCGACGCCGCCCCAGATGTCGCGGAGCTGTCCCAGGCGGTAGTTGCTCGTGATGATGGTCGGCAGGCCCCTCATGGTGCGGGTGTCGATGAGGCGGGTGATGGTCTCCTTGGCCCAGTCGGTCGGCCGCTCCATGCCCAGATCGTCCAGGGCGAGGAGGTCGTATCGCTCGGCGCGCTCGAGGGTTCCCCTCTCGCCGCCGTCCCACTCGGCCTTGATGCCGTCCAGCAGCGCCTTGGCGGTCATGAGCTTGGCCCGCCCGCCGTCCAGGGCGACCATCCGCACTGCGCACGCCGCCGCATAGGTCTTCCCGGTCCCGCAGGTGCCCCAGAGGTAGGAGCCGCGCCCCTTGGCGTAGCGCTGGAAGCAGGCGCACCCCTCCGGGCTGTCAGCCTCGGCGTAGGCGCCGAAGAGGCCCGCCTTGCGCAGGCGGCTCGCCCTGATCCTGTGCAGGGCCTCGACCTCCTCAGAGGTCTGAGTACGGGCTTGCATCGCCGCTCACCTCCTCCTTGCCGCGCCGCTTCTCCCACGTCGTGCAGGCGGCCTTCCACGACTTCATCGGCTCGCGCCCCACCTTCCAGCCCTTCGATTCGTAGAAGGCCACGAAGGACTCGGCGTCGAAGCGGTAGCCCTTCTCCGCGATGTACTCCCGGACCTCCTCGACGGAAGGGGGCGCGAAGCGCTCTCTCTTTGTCTTGTCTTGTCTTGTACTGTCTTGTCTTGTATTGGCTTCGGCTTTTCCCGAACCCCCGTTTTCGCCGTCGCAAAGGGTGCTTTCGCCGTCTGCAAAGGGTGTCTTATCGCTCTGTAAAGGGGCCTTTGCGTTGCCGCGACCGCCCCTTTTGCCCGATTCGATGGCCCGTTTTGAGCAGTCGATGTCATCCCTTAATGATTCGAATATCGCGTCCAGCGGCCAGCCCAGGTCCGCCTCCTCGCCATAGGTGCCGTAGAGGACCAAGGCCCAGAGGAGGGCGCCGCGCTGCCCCTCGGGCACCTTGGCGACCGTGTCGGTGAACTTCGGGAACCACGTGAATTTCAATCCCATGGCTCCTCCTAGAACGGGCAGTCTTCGTCGTACACGTCGGCTGGGGCCTGCTGGCGCTGGCTCATGAGCTCGATCTCGTCCACGATGACCTCGAGCTTGCTGCGGCGCTGCCCGTCCTTCTCCCACGAGCTGTAACGGAGCTTGCCCTCGATGGCAACCTTCGTGCCCTTGGCGAGATAGCGGCTCACGGCCTCGGCGCGCGATCCGAACATGGTGCAGTCGATGAAGTTGGGGTAGTCCTCCCAATCGCCGGTCTGCGGGTTCTTTCGGCGGTCGTTCACGGCCACGCCGAAGGACAGGACCTGCGTGCCGTTGCGCAGCGCCCTCATCTCCGGGTCGCGCGTGAGGTTGCCGCTGATGTTGCATCGATTGATACTCATTGCTGGTTTCCCTTCTGCTCCTTGAGCTGGCCTACGGTCTCGTTGAGGTGCTGTCCGAGCTGGATGATCTGCTCGTCGGTGAGGTCCTGCATGTCCTCCGTGCCGAAGCTCGCGGCCATGTACTTCTCCGTGCTCCCGACCGTGCCGCCCAGCTCGATGAACTCGGCGCCGAGCTTGGCGCACTTGACGAGCATCTTCTGGCGGTCTGGGCCGCTGTGGGGCGCTGTGGCGGGCGCTTTCTGCTGTCCCGGTGCGGTAGCCCGCGCGGCCTTGGAGCGGGCCATGTTCGTGGCGACCTGCCCGTCATCGTCCTCGCCGCACAGCCCGAAGGCGCTGCGGAGGGCGTAGCGCCGCATGTACGTCTCGAAGCTGCCGCAGGCCTGCGCGTCCGCGCTCATGTACATGGGTCGCTCGTCGAGCACCTGGCGCTCGGTGGAGTCGAATACGATGGTGCGCAGGACGTAGGTGTTCGTGATCTCATTCCACGCCACATGCTGGGTAAGCCCGATGCCGTGTGCGATGAGCGGCTGGCGCACCGCTGCAAGCACCTGGTCCAGGCTCTCGTAGTTGTAGCGGTACTGGCCGCCGTTCCTGGTGGGCACCGTGGCGGTGTTGCTCTTGGTGGGGTTCGCCATCTCTCCCATGGCCTCGATGAGGCGGTCTCCGAACGGCTTCCTCTCGGCCATCTACTCCACCTCCCCGGTCAGCATCCCCGCCACGGCGGAGGGGAGGGAAGCGCCCAGGGCCTCGGCCACCTTCTGCGGGTCGATGCGCAGGACGGTGCCCTTGGCGTGCTCCGGTACCGTCTCGGTGTAGGCCTCGCATCCGTCGGGCACCTCGCCCGTCTCCATGAAGTACGCCTCGATGCGCTTGTAGTCCGGCTCGGCGCGCATGAGGTCGTGGTCGCACGCCCACTCGGTCAGGGCGTCGAGGTCGGTGGTGCGCAGCCCGGTGGTTGTCTTCTCCTTGGCCACGGTCACGCCGTACGTGCCGACCTTCTTCCCGGCGACCTTCGCGTCCAGGCTCTTGATGCCATCGCTCTCGTAGGCCGCCAGAAGCTCCTGGTCGCACTCGCTGCGCAGTCCGTCCCCTTTGGTGGAGACGTACTCGCCCATGACCTTGAACAGGGCCTGCGCCACGTAAAGGCGCTCGCGGCCTTGCAACGGCTCCACGGTCTGAATCTCTTCCGTCATCTCTCTACCTCTCTTCAATCAGTACATGAATCCTTGGGTTCGCTTTGTCCACGCGGTACTCGTCCGCGATCGCACGCACCCATTCCCAGTTGTCGTTCTCGATTACGTGCTCCGCCACAAGCGCGTCCAAGATGAACTTCACGCCGAAACGGATGTTGTCCTTGTCCCTTCGGCGGTTCTTCTCGTACCACGTGACGCGCACGTCTACCGGGGCTTTCATTGGTTTTAAGCCCGCCTCGCGGATGGCGCTCCTCACGGAGTCCTGCGCCTTGTGCTTCATCCTGCCGCCCGCTACGGCCCGCCCACGGCACGCCGCGGTGTAGTCGTTCAGGCCGGGGAGCCTGCCTGGAATGACGAACTCCTGCACGCTCATCTCAGCACCGCCGTCGTGTACATGTCGGCGTCGCTCCGGGCCACGCGCATGCGAATCTCGGGGTCTTCCTCCATGGCGATGCGTGCGAGGTACGGCGCGAGGTGGTTTGGCAGTTCGATGCCGAAGCGGATTCGCACGCCGTAGATGCATCGGTTCGGGCTGGCCTTCCGGTCGTGGGTGCGCTTGCACTCCTGCCGGGCCATGTCCTTGTACGCGCCCCACTCGCCGGGATGGAGGGCCACCCACTGCCGCGCGTCCTTCATGCGCTGTTCGCCCTTGGGGTCTAGACCGGGGAGCGCCATCTGGTTGCTCGGCTGCTCCATCTTCCTCATGCAGTCACCGTCCCGTATGACACGGCCTGCTGCGCCTGATGCACCGCGACGTCCATGGTGGGGATGACCCACAGCCAGAGCACGGCGAGAAAGATAATCATGGCCGCGAGGAAGCCGACCGTGACGCCCGCCTTGAACTGGGAGCGCTCGGGCTGCGCCGCCCGGCGCCCGCCCCCGAATGGTATGATGGTCGCAGCCTCTTCCGAGGCTGTTGCGTAGCGGGTGCCCGAAGCGTGGTAACAGGGGGCGCTCGCTTTCTTTTTTGTCTGCATTTCCGTTCTCCTTTCGGTGTTTTCGCAGGTCAGGTTAACCGTGGCTTTTTCCGTGGCTATTTTTCTTTTTCTTGGCCCGGCTCTTCGCGCTGTAGTGGCGCTGTCTCTCGCGGTCGTTCCGCTTCTCTCTGGCCGCCTCCTCCCTCATCGCGACGGCCTGTTCGGCCAGGTCTGCCATGTGAAGCTCCTTCGTGCACTCGATGCACCAGCCGCTGATGCGGTTGAGGGGCCTGAACGTCCACCGGCCGCAGTTGGGGCATTGACGGCGCTTGCGGAGCGAGACCCCGCATCGCCTTGCCTGCCACTCGACCGAATCAACCGATCGTCCCAGCGCCTTGGCCACCGCCCCGGCGCCTTCGCCCGCGTGCTCTTCGAGGTACTTGAGCTCACGTGTCGACCATGTCCTCAAGCCGTCTCACTTCTCCTCAGGTACTCCGGTATCGCGGACGTCCTTATGAGCGTCTTCGACCTCCCGACCCGCATCTGCGGGATGGGGTCGGCGCGGCTCCTCACGTACTCGTACATGCGGTCGCGGGCTATCCCCGCGAGCTTCGCCGCCTGCTCCACGCTCACGTAGAGCGGCAGGCCCAGGGGCACGGGCCAGCTGCCGGGAGGGATGCCCGGAGATGCCTTCTCCTCCGACATGTGCTCCTCCTTTCGAATTCAGTTAGACCGGTGTTCAGCCACCTCGGATTCGAGAGACCTCAGCGCGCCGTCGACCTCAGCCTCGTTAAACTGCGGGATGTCGAGCGATGCGTACCACCGGACGAAGTCCATCTCGCCATCCGTGGCGTTCCCGCGCACCACCCTCTTCGCCATGACCGACGCGGTCACCGCCTGGTCCACGTTGATGGGCATCTTTGGGTCTCCTTTTGAACTATATTAACTATCGCTTGTAGGGAAAAAAAT